CAACTTGAGAGTATTGTAACACGTGCACCAACACACGAACCATATCCGCATCATAATAAAGGTGTAGCAACCAACGTTGAGTTTGATGCTGGTGGTGTTACATCTGTTGCAGCAGATCAAGCGGTAGTTGATAAAATGACTTCACTAAGTGAAAATATTTCAGTGAGTGATGAATAATAATGGCAATACGTGGCATAGACATTTCAGACTTAGCATCCCAAACTAGAGTAACAGAGGGGATAGGTTCAGTAACTGCTGATCAGTTAGGTACAGTTATGGCTCAACAATCAAAGTCTGTTGCAAGTGCTAACAGTTTAACCGTTGATGAAATGACTAACAGAATTGTTTCTCAAACTGGAAATACTGCTGAAAGTGTACTTGGATCAGGCTTAGGAAAGTATGGCATTACAGCACAAGCACTTGAAGATAACAATTACATTAAACCCGGCACAGTAGATAGATTTTTAGATGATCCTTCTGCATTGTCTGATGTATTAAGTAGTCCAACTGTGTGGACGGGCAAGGAAGGTATCACAGCAGTAGAATCATTGCTTGGTAACGGATCATTGCAAAGTGTAGTCCAATCTGATATTATGAGTAATGCATTATCTGGGTTAAAATCAACAGGAACAATCACTGGATTTGAAGATGCAGATATTGTAGCAGGTGTTACAAACGTAGCGTCTAAATTTGGTGTAGGTGCAACAAATAATTGGATTGCAGGAAATGTTCCAAGTGCGTTACAAGGTGCAGCGATGGATATAACAGGCCGCGGAGCACAATATGCGGTTGATTTTGTTGATACTAAACTGTTACCGGGTATTGGTGATAGCACAATAATAAGCAATGGATTGAATAGCGTTGTTGGAGGAGTTGGCGATGTATTTGGTAATGTTGCAGGAGGTATTGGGGATTTTGCTGGCGGTTTAGCAGACACAATTGGGTTGAGTGATGTTAATTTTGGAGATATTGGATTTGGAGATATTACTGGAAATCTTGGAGATTTTGCTGGTGGGTTTGGAGATGCACTAGGACAGTTTGGAACAGACTTAGGTAGTTTCTTAAATGGTGGCATGGGAGATATGGTAAGTCAAATCACTGGCGGTTTTGCTGATCTTGGAGGTGAAATTTTTGGGGATTTAACAGGAAGTCTAACAGGAAGTTTAGGCGATTTAGCAGGAAGTATTGGCGGTATTAGTGCTGTTAGTGATGTTGCTGGCAACTTAATTGGCGGAGTAACAGGTGCAATTGGCGGAGCGTTAAGTAATGTTTTTAGTGGTGTGCTAGGTGGAGTGATTGGTGGATTATTTGGCGGTGGTGGTGGTTCGGGACCAGTTACAATTACCCCACCAGCAGTAACACAAACAGTCAAACGTTCTGGTATTGATAATGTAGTGACAAATTTGATTGGTAATCCAAAAGTTCCATCGCCTAACTATACAGGTATTGTCACAGCCTCTAATTTCCAGCTTCCATCATTAAGCGGATTAACTAGCACATTTAATAATGTAGTATCTGGGGATCAACCAGTTGAAGTTTGTTCGTGTTCAGATCCAACACTTATTGGTCCAACACAAGCAGAATGCGAAGCTGCTGGTGGAGTTTGGACTTGTTATACAGTAAATAATAAAGGAACTAGCTCATCTAGTACATTGGTATAAAATATGGCACGTTTTAAAGGTTTTAGTACAATTGGAAAATACAAGAAATTTACGTTAACTGATAACGAATTAATTAAACGTGATTTATTAAACGCACTTACTATTCGTGAAGGTGAGTTACCTGGGCGTCCATCATTTGGTACACGATTATGGAACTTTATATTTGAACCAAATATTCCAGATATTGTTCGTCAAATTACAGCAGAATTAGAACGCACAGTAACGTATGATCCTAGAATCCGCATTGAAGATGTAATTGTTACTACAGATCCAACCGGTGTTATATTAGAACTTGTGGTAACATTTATACCTGGAATAAATCCGGAAGTACTTCGAATTAAATTTAATGAAGAATCTCAAACAGCAGCATTTGTATAAACTACGCTGTTTATAACTTCCATAAATAATACGATTACAACGTAAGAGTATTATAATATGGCCACAACTTCACGTCAAACTACTATTTTTGGTATTGAAGACTGGAAAAGAATTTATCAAACATATCGCGAAGCAGATTTTCAAAGTTATAATTTTGAAACACTTCGTAAAAGTTTTATTGATTATCTACGTCAATATTATCCAGAATCATTTAATGATTTTGTAGAGTCATCCGAATTTGTAGCAATGCTTGACTTAATGGCATTTATGGGCCAAAGTCTTTCATTCCGTGTTGATTTAAACAGTCGCGAAAATTTCTTAGATACAGCAGAGCGCCGCGATAGTGTAGTTAACCTAGCAAAATTAGTTGGATATACACCAAAACGCAATCAAGCAGCTCGCGGATACTTAAAAGTTACAGCAGTCAGCACAACAGAATCTGTACTAGATTACAATCGTAATAGTCTAGCAAATGTCACTGTTAAATGGAACGACCGCACTAATCCAGATTGGCAAGAACAATTTAAAACAATAATTAATTCTATTTTAATTGATAGTCAAACTGTTGGCAACCCAGGGAACACACAAAATATTTTGGGGGTTAATACTAGCGAATATACAATTAATCTAGCACCAAACTTATTACCAGTAATTCCTTTTACTACACAAGTTGACGGTGTTAACATGTCTTTTGAAGTGGTTAGTGGTACTAGTGTTAACAAAACCTATATCTATGAAAATACTCCTCGCCCAGGTGGAGATTTTAATTTACTTTATCGTAACGATGGATTAGGGTTTGGAAGCACTGAGACTGGATATTTCTTTTACTTTAAACAAGGCGTATTAGAAACACGCGAATTTAATTTGCCTGAACGTATTGCTAATCGTACAGTTGATATTAATATTGAAGGTACTAATAACAATGATGTATGGTTGTATAAAATTAACAGTTCAACCGGCGCTATTGTTGATTCGTGGACGCAGGTTGAAAATATTTACGGAAGTAGCTCACAAGAAGAAGGTGCAAGTAGAAAGTTATTCAGCGTAACTAGTCGTGCAAACGACCAAATCACTATGAATTTTGGCGATGGCGTGTTCTCAGAAATTCCAGTCGGGACTTTCCGCAGTTACACACGTAGTTCAAATGGACTCGAATATGTTATTAATCCAAACGAATTGCAGAATATTGATGTTAGTGTTACATATGTAAGTAGACGTGGTAGATTAGAAACTGCAACGTTTACACTTGGGTTACAAAATAATGTTAGTAACAGTCGTGCTAGAGAAACAATCGCTGATATTAAACGCCGCGCACCAGCACGTTATTATACACAGAATAGAATGGTAAACGGTGAAGATTATAATAACTTCCCATACACTCAGTTTAGTTCTATTATTAAATCAAAAGCAGTCAACCGTAGTAACATTGGTACCAGTAGATACCTAGATTTAGTTGATCCTACCGGAAAATATTCTAGTATTAATACCTTTGGTGGTGATGGATTGTTTTATGAAGATTTTTCAGAGTCTGCATTTGGATTTACATTTGTTGACAAAAATGATATTGAAAATGTAATTCGCAATCAAGTTGAACCAGTGCTTTCTGGTAGAACAATGCTACATTTCTACTATGACCAATTTGCACGCAAAGATTTAGACATCTTTGATATGATTTGGAATCGTAGCACAAGTTTAGTAAACGAAACTACCGGATACTTTTACGATAGCGATGACGAAACTGTTGCTATTGGTAGTACTATTGGTGATGATAGACAATTTGTAGATCAAAACTGCTTAGTTAAATTTATTGCTCCGTCTGGACAATACTTTGATCGTAATAACAGATTACAAACAGGCACACCAACTGGTCCAGGACAAAGAACAGAGATATGGGCTAGTGTTAAAGGTTTAGTCGGCGATGGAACAAATAGTGGCGCTGGCAACGATGCTGATGGTGTAGGTCCAGTAACATTAAACAACTATATTCCAACCGGGGCAATTGCTGATACTGTAATTCCTGTGTTTAACACAGACCTACCAACCACACTAGAACAAAGTATGCTAGCACAAATTGAATTGTATAGAGATTTTGGACTAGGATATAATAATGCAACCGGTGAATGGTATATTATCGGTACTAATAATTTAGATGAAGATGGCGCATTTGATTTAACTAATGCAGGCGATACTTCAAGTTTAGGTTTAGATGCTAGCTGGTTAGTTAAGTTTATCAGTACAGGTACAAATTATACAGTTACAAGTCGCACATTAAACTATTATTTTTCAAGCGTAGCAGAAACACGTTTCTTCTATGAAAACAATCAAAAGATTTATGATCCTAAAACCGGTAAAACAGTTAATGATTATATCATGGTATTAAAGACTAACAGTCAACCAGACAGTAATAGTCCGTTAGTAGGCGAAGTACGTCTTGACATTATTGGGCAAACTGTTGAATCTGATGGGTTTATTAACGATTTTAATGTTGAAGTTAGTTTCGCCGATATTGATGAAGACGGTGTTCCTGATGATCCAGATTTCTTTAATACATTGGTTGCGCCAAGTATAAATGCTAATAACAAATTGGTATTTTTTGAACAAACAATTGATTTTGATAATCTAGAACGTTATTTGCCATTAGCATCATCAGCAGTTAATACCATTTATGGTACGCAAGACGAAATTGAATTAGTTAAGGCTGAATACAGCGATGGCCAAGTATTTTATGCATTTAACGAAGGAAAGTTTTTTGTTCTAACAGTTAGTAACAATGTACGCACTATTTCAGAAGATACAGGTTATGTTAGCAAAACTGGACGAGGTGACATTCAATTTCAATACAAACATAATAGTCCAGAAACCCGTCGTATTAATCCAGGGTCAACAAACATTATTGACTTGTTCTTAGTAACTGCTAATTATTATACTGAATATCAACGTTACATTCAAGATACAACTGGAACAGTTACAGAACCATTGCAGCCAACTACAGATGAATTAACCACGTTGTATGAGTCATTAAACAATTATAAAATGGTTAGTGATAATATGATTTTTAATAGCGTTGAATTTAAGCCATTATTTGGAAGTAAAGCACAATCGGCATTACAGGCTTACATTAAGGTGGTTAAACTTGAAAATACAGTTGTAAGTAATTCAGAAATTAAGAGCCGTGTGATTGAAACAATTAACACATACTTTAACATTGACAATTGGGATTTTGGTGAAACTTTTTATTTCTCAGAATTAGCATCTTATATTCATGAAGAACTTGGTGGTATTGTTGGTAGTGTAATTCTATTACCAAAAGATCCAAGTAAGAGTTTTGGTGATTTATACGAAATTGGTTGCGACGCGAATGAAATTTTTGTTAGCGCAGCAACAGTAAATGATATTCAAA